TTCATGTTGCCAGTATCAAAGTCCAGCGCATGATCGCTGACGGGTTCCATCCGCCAGTAAACCAGCACACGGTGCTGATCCGGACGGGCAAACAGGAACCAGTCGTCATCGCCGGTCAGATACTTGGACATGACGATTTGCAGACCGATCTGATTGAAGGCGTTGGTTGCGTTGGCAGCAGTGTCCGAACGCAACTGCGACTTCAGAATCTCGTGAGCCGTCCACCGCAACTCGGGCGGGATGATCAGCATCGCGGGTTCCACATCGATGATCAGGTCACGGTCGTCCACCATCGCATCAAAGATGTTGATGGCGGATTCCAGGTTGGCAATACTCAGGTCACCTGAAACCAGGTTGCTGAAGGTACCACCGTTGACCTGGAGGTGGCTGGCACTAAACAGCGCGGCGCCATCCGGAGTAGTCGTGCTAGCGAACCCGCCGTTGATCGTACCCCAAATGGTGGTCTCGATACTGGAACGGGCCGCACGCGACAGGGCCGGAGCGGCGTTGGTAATAGCACCGTCAAGGTCATCGTCCATCGCCTCGAAGGAGATCTGGAATCCCTTCGCGTAAGTCAGATGGGTGAATCGCTTGTCGAATCCCTGAATCAGGGTATCGTAGTCAATCTTCTCGCCCTCACCCTTTTCCGCGAATTGGCTGAAACCGGTGATGCCGGTCACTTCCTCATACGCACGTCCAGAGTCGCGTACATGGAACACCATCGGGTAGGTCAGAGAGGGAGCGTCGAAGTTCTCAAACAAAATTTCGTCGAGGTACGGCAACCTGCTTTCAAACAGGTCGGTATACCGAGACCGTAGCATGACAGCGCCAGCACTAGCCATGATACACCATCCTTTCTAGCAGGTTACGTAGACCGCGTATGGTTACTTGAGTAAATGTGGAAAGCAGGATTGATCTGAACCTCGACATCAGCCCAGGAACCAGAAGCAACGCTGCGCGAGTCCTTGGCCAGCACCTGCAAGCATTCCCAAGTCGAAGCCACGCTAGTAATCGAACTACCGTCCAGTTCCATTTTGGACTGGAGAGTAGACGTATTACCTGTGACAACGGTAGCACGTGCGTACTTACCAATACTCTCAATTTCCAAAGCAGCAGTAGAAATCGCATTGTCGTCGACCTGCACCAGGAACTTCTGGGCGGGATCGTCGTACACATGCACTTTCTTATCAGCGCCGGGGGTGGCAGCAACGTAGTTGGCGGCAACACCGATGATGTTCTGCACCTCGGTAGTATCCGTGGCGTCAGCCACAGCAACAATACCGAGCGCACCCTTGTACACAAGGTCGCCTTCATAAATTGCAGCCGTCAGAGTGGCGCTAACCGCATACTGCGTGAGCCTCGGAGCCGTGCCAGCAACGCCCGCAGACAGTGCTCGCAGACCCAGAGGTCTATCCAGGTTAGCCATTAAAATACTCCTTGCGACATCACATTAGCGTGTTGCCGAAGGATCGGGAGTCTGTCCCTTGCCGAACGTTGTGACGCCCGGTGCAAGTTGCTTATTAGAACTGCCGCTGGCCAGCTTGCGCCTGGCGGCATCCTTTTGCTCTCTCGCCTTCTGGCGAGCATCCCAGATCTCAATCGGCAATCTACACAAAATACAGTCGCCTCTTCGGACCTTGTTGTCTAAGAGATCGCCGCCCTCCATTTTTGTTGGCGGGTCTTGTAGGTACTTGTCGAGTTCACGTCCGATTTCATCGTCGTGCTCGATAGGTTCCCAGCCGCGCCATCCCCTCTTCAAGCGGTAATCAGGATTCTTCCACGACAATTTGTAGCCAGGAGGATCGGCCAAAATTATGTGTGGATGTTGTCCCGCATAGGGGTCTTTTACTTCATCGACTTCTGGTTCAATATCCTCGCCATTTGCGCGAGACTCTGCAATCTGTCCCTCCAATTCGGCAGTACGATCCTGGACCATTTTCTCCAGTGATTCGAACTTGTCCATCAGAGCTTCGTTCTGCTGACGCAGAATTGTATTCTCTTCCTGGAGTTCGGATTTTGTGGGTTGCTTCTCGGCCATCACTTACTCCCCTTCTTGTAGGCACCGCGATCCTTGGCGTAATGCGCCATCCGCTTTTTGATGTTATCCATGTTGAATTCCTTGCCAGGAGGCAAAGCATTCTTTAACTTGCGTGCCTGATCCTCAAGTTTCTCTTGAGATGGCAGCTTAAAAGAATCTCCAACTGGAGCATCGCTGTCGGTGGCAACATCAGGAGTACGTTGTCCGCCTCTGCGCCGATCCGTTGGCGCGGTGGCCGGCTGAAGACCAAGCTCCAGGCCCGCTTCGTTGGCGGCTTGCAGAATAGCAGAAGGATTCTGATCGGCCAATTTCCCCATATCCTGGAGAATTTGATTGACGCGATTGTAAAATCTGCTGCCCTTCTTGCGAAGCTCTGGCCAGCGATTCATGGCTGTCTCGTTCGCCCGTTTCTCCTGCGTGCTGTAGGACAGACGATCCGTCTCGTCCTTGACCTTTTTGGTAGCTGCTTCGTCGATCTTGCGATCCACGATGTAGTCCGCCAAGGCTTGCTTCTGTGCAGGATCCACGTTTTCCGGCAACTGAGCGTATGCTGTCTTCAGTTCGTCGATGGACATTTGGTCGAGTGTTCGATTGTTGGGGTCCACAGGCGGGGAATCTTGTGCCGGCGGTCGCTCTTGCTGCGTCGTCAGCATGGCCCGCAATTCGCGGATCTCCTCGTCCTGTTTCTCCAACTTTCGAATAAGCTCACCACGAACGTTGTCGATGGACCGGCCCTCGCCTTTCTTCTCGTCGTCGCCTGTTTTACCGGTAGGCTCTCCGGACTTGACGTCGGTTTCTGGCTTTGGGCTGGTGTCTTCCGGTGCCGAGTTATCCGGTACGGCATCAATCGCTTTGTTCAAGCGGTCACTCATTATGCACCTCCGTCCCGTATAACGCCCGGTGCGCGATTACGGGGTGCGCTATTGGTTACTTGCGCTCTCGACTGGGCTTCCAACCAGCCTTGCGCATCGTCCCGTACACGTAAGCATCACATCGCTTCTTGCTCATGCCCTTTTTCTTACATGCACGTTTGAGCTTTCGCTTTAGCTTTTTAGGCATCAGCGAAACCCTCCCTGCTTCTTGCGCTTTGCGGCCCGTTGCTGGGCTGCGCCCACCGCTTCCGCCTGCACCTTGGTAGCTCCATATCCGCCACGGTACTTCTGCAAGATCTTAACGGCTGCGCGTTGCTTTTTAACTTCGCTTTTCAGCCTGCTAATTTTCCGGCCAGTGCGAGTGAATCGGTCAAACAGTGCCATCATTTTCCTCCGGTTTGTAATTACGTATACTGTCTATGATAGATAGTGCCAGACCGCAGCCGTCCCCGACACCTTGGTGGTATAGTGCTTTATCCGTTTCGCCTTTGCGCAGTGAATTCATCAAAAGTTCCAGACGCTCACTCTGTTCCTTTTTGATTTTTTCCTCTAACCCAAGACTAACTGAGCTTTGCATCCACTCTACCAACATTGGATCCATTACTGCACGCCTCCCTCAAGTGCGCCTAGATCTTCTCCGCCACCGCCCTCCTGCGTCATGCCGAGAGGAACGTTGTTACCTTGTCCCGGTGCCTGTCCCATTGTGCCGCTGGTCATCTTCGCCTGCAACTGGGCCGCATGTGCACGCATGTGCGCGGCAAACACCGCCACCGCTTCCTGCGGCAGCGTCTCAAACCGGCTAGTCCGCGAGAACTGCTCCATCACACGCAGGTGAGTAGCGTCATCATCCACAGGCAGCACATCCACAAATATGCCACGCGCCAGTGACTCGTTCTCGCTTTCCTGCTCCATCGGCGGGTGCGTGTACAGCGACTGCCCTGGCGGCTTGGGCATCAGGGCCTCAACGTCCGCACCCTCGCCCCAGTGATTCAAGAAGTCTCGCAGCACAGACAGGCTGGCCTGGGGATCCTGCATGTATGCAGGGTGGGTTAGCAATGTATTGTACCGAACCTGGGCAATATTGCGCATGATCTCTGGATTGGTGTTGACCGTGTTGCCCTTGAATATATAATCCAGCTTGTCGCGAATCCGAGACATGCTCAGACGCTGCGGTTCCGCCTGCCCGGTGATTCGGTACCATTTCTCCTCGCCGCCGAAATATCCGTACATTTGTGCAACCTGATTGCACAACGGACCCCAGGATCGCTCCTGCAAGCGCGTGATCATGTTGTCGATCTTGATATTGCCCTCTGCCACCAACGTCATCGTTCCGCGTGCCGTACGCGGGGCATTGCGCATCTGTGTGCTGCCAGAGTTCAGCGGACTCAGTGTCAGACGATCCGCGAACATCAGCATGGTGTCGACCGTCGACAGATTCGCCAAAGGCTCCTGCTGGAATCTGGGGAACAGGACGCCGGAGATGTCCTGCACGGGAACGCCCTCGCCTGGACGTATGCCTTTCAACCATTCCGGGCTGGCTGTCATGGCAGCGGGCACGTAGAAAAAGAACGGGTTGTTTATCAACTCTTGTGCATTGTTTATGTGGTTGACGATGGTGTTGACTTCGATATTTATCTGAGCCAACTCCTCCGCCATCGACCGCCCGTAAAACCTGCCAGATACCCGCTTGTAGTGCGAGGCCACAAACGGGCGCTCTCGATGAGGGAATTCGTCGTCCAGATATCGCGCACGAACAAGCTTCCGAAGATCGTACGGAAGATCATAGATTACCTCTGTGGGTTCTCCGTCGCCGTCAACATCGTCCTTGAGGTAGATCTCAAAGACCAGGATTTTGTTTTCGTCATAGGTGGCGTGGTTCTCTGGGGCTTCGATGTCTTCCTCGCGGGTGCCCTGCCCTTCCTCGCCTAGTGCCATGTCCTTCTGGCGTGACAGCCGCATGTTCTCCGGGGCTTCCTGTTCGCGGCTGGGCCGGCGTGTCTCCATGAACCGGCGGTCTTCCTCGTCGACCTGCCACTCGCCGCTGTCCATGCGGCGGCGGGCTTCCTCCACGGTAATCCAGTACTGGTGTGTCACGCGGGCGGCAGCCTGTATTTCACGAGTGCGGTAAGGTACAATGAAGTCCTCAAAGTCCACCACGGTCACGCACGGGCCGTCTTTTTCCATGATGTACCGGTAGATGTAGACATCTACTTCGTCCACAAACTCGCTGTCCTGAAATACCACAGTTCCGTCCAGCATCCGGCGATCTTCGACAAATTCCACTTCCCATCGCTGGCCTGGCAACTGATCGGTTGGACCGTCCACAAAGCTGGCGTTAGCCAGTGTGTCTACCAATTGGTCTACGTTGCCCTGCGGGAATCCGAATATCTCTGCTAGGATTTCCTCTGGATCCTTGGGGCGTGCGGCAACCACAACATCGCCGTAGCTAGAAACATCGCCCTCGCCGTACATCAGCTTGATGGGTCGGCGTTCGATGGTCTTGCGCCACGTACGCTCATATGTGGTCTTCAGGACCGACACGCCGTCAATCAGCGTGTTGCGCGTCCAATCCTCGAATGTCCCGTAGAAATCCGGAATGTCGCTGCGGAACGACCAGTTAATAAACTGTTCTTCTTCCTTGGCCTCTTCGTGCCGACCCTGCCCTGCTGGGTACTGCACGTGCGCTAGCGGGTCTGTACCCCAAAACGCGCTGATGATCTTGGGCACTGCGCCGTCCACTTTGTCAGCAATCACCGGAATGTGTACGTCGCTCGCGCCGGCCCACGGTCCAACCTGTGACGGAGCCTCGTCCAGATACAGCGCCCGGACCTGCGCAATGCGCTCGATGCGGCCCTGGCGATCTCGCAGGTCGCGCATCACCAGGTTGTACAGCCGTCTGCCGCGTACTTCCCGAAATTCGTCGGTCATCCGGATATCAGGCATCGTCCACCACCACTACTTCAATCGTCGCCGTGTTGGTCGTGCTTTCATTTTGCACGTACACGTGCGTGAAGCTGCCGGACAGCATCACGAACTCGCTCACTGTCCATTGGTATGTATTGGAGTCTACACTCACTTTGATTTGCTGGTCGGTCAGCAGAGCCATCATGGTCCCGGTATCTACACCTTCTAGGTCGATTTCCTCCGGGATTGCCATGTTAGTGGCCAGTACTGCACGATGCTGGGAGAACTCGGCAAAGTCGCTAGTCTCAGAATCGAACCGCTGGTCATACAGCGTTCTGCCGTTTTTGGTCAAGTGCAATCTGGCTAGCATCTGCTTTTTAAGAACGTCGGCCATACCTTCTCCTGTCGTACCCCGTATGCCACTTGCCTACGTCTAAGGGCATCCCGCAGTCGTCGAAGTATTCTTCCTCACTTTGGCGACGAGCCATGCCCTTGAGCATCTGGTACGTCAACCCGCCCTGGAAGATGTAGCGGATACAATCAATGAAATCATCGTTGGTTTTGCGGTAGTCTTGCTTGTCGCCTTTGAGATCCCGCTGCTTGTCGGTCTGCCACTCGTCGTAGCAGAAGTTCATGAAGTTTTGTTTGATCGGAGCGCAGTGGTTGAACACCATCAGGCGCGGCTCGGACCACTCGTTACGCATCCGGAGGGCTTCGTGGATCGCATCGTACCCGGCCTGGGTGTTTTGCTTGTTGGCTAGTGCGCAACGGATCCCTTCCTCTGCGAAGCGCACAAGGATGTTGGAGCCGTAAGTGCGCTCCGGCACCTTTGCGCTGGAGTCGATGATCCTGTGCGCAATCAGGTCGCGGTCTTCGCGCAGCCGCTCCATGTATTTGATGCGCTCGGAAACCTGGGCGATTGTCTTGAGCTTGCGGTCCCACAGCACGTCGTACGCGAACCACTGCTCGTCCGGGTTTACTGCGGCCCAAAGAACCGCAATAGGCTTCCTGGGGTGCGGATCAATAACACACACTCGCGGCCAAGTCTTAGGAATGTCAAAAGGATCAATCCAGTACGGCGGCTCTGGTTGCCAAGTACCGTATACAACGCCCGCCAGGTGCAGGAATTTTCCGTGGAGCCGCGCTTCAAGTTCGTCCTCACGTTGGTCGGCCAGAAACTCTTCAATGGCCTCGCGTGTCAGGTACCCGCCGTTCTCGACGCAGTTGTCCCAGATGGAGAACTTGAACAGCCGTACGCCGGAATCCAGGACATTGGCACGTTCCACGATGATGTCGTTCATCCAGGGCTGGGTCAGCGGCGTGCACGTGATCCAGCAATGTCCGCCGAAATCCACCAGTCCACGCTTCAGCCCGATGTAGATCTTGTATGGAGGCGGCTCATCACACCAGAACCAGTGGCCGTTTGGTCCCTCAAACACCATCGGATCCTGGTCATAGGACATCAGGTAAATTACAGAACCATTGGTTATATCAATCTGGACCGGAATTCCGCGCTGGTCCTTGTGAACCTTGGCGATCATGTCGCGTGGCAGAAACTTCTGTAGCTTGGGCCAGATAGTCTGTTTGACGGAGGTCTGAAAGTTCTGGGCTACAACACGCCCGATGTTTGGCACGGGGATAGGGTCGCCGCTCGGAAGTCGGACAATTCTATCTGGATCGTCTTCATCCAACCATGGTCGGAACCCAAGTGCGTGTGCTACTGCTTCCGCTGCCCCGCTCTCGGTCTTTCCGGACCTGTTAGATCCGAGAACCAGTCTCACCGTCGCCAGACTCGATCTGAAAAAGGGATCCTGATCCCCGTGTTTGAGAGGTCTAAAGAATACTATTGGGTTTTCAGTATATACAGCTTCTAGTGTTTCTAGCTCTGCTAGCAGGTCCAGAAGTTCATTCAGGTCCGGGATTGTCGAGGTCGATGATTGGCTCAATTTCCGCTTCCTCGATCATGTCTTCGGAAAGGCCCGCACGTGTGGCGGCGTCTTGCAGCTTGACGGCGGTCTCCTGGTGCTTGTCCTCGAACTGCACGTCCAATATGCGAAGCCGTTTCACTTTGGACGCAATCCGACGCAATGCTTCGTCCACGTTGGAAGGCAACGGCATGCCGCTGGATTCCGGGGATCCGCCCCGCAGATCGGACTTGATGTCTTCCAAAACCTTCAATTTGTCGGTCAAAATGGCGGCGGACGTTACTTTTTGCATCAGCGACGGTCCCCACTGCACCACACGTTGGAGATTGCCGTTGCCATCCCGGATAAACTCGCGTCCGGACTCGATATCCTGGGGAGCAATGCTGTCAATGATCTCTTGGGCCTTGCCGTGCACCCTGCCCGCTAGCCCTTCGACCGCTCGTGCCCGCACTTTTTGCAATTCGGAGTTTTTCTCGGCCTCAACCAGCACATTTTTCACAGTGCGGACGCACACGCCGTTGCGTTCGGCTGTCATTCGCTGATTTCCGCACACCGCATATGTTTGCAGAATCAGTTCTTTGTCCATATTGGACAATTGCTTGCCAGATCGCGTCCCTTTGGGAAGTTTACCATTCTTGCGGTTCTTCCTGCGGCCCATCTTCTACCTCGTCGAATGCCTTGGAAATGATGTCCTGAATCGACTGCACCATCTGCTGGATCATTTTCTGCTCTACCAGGCGTAAATGGCAGATCCGCAAATCATCTGCGTCTTCGCGCAAATCCTCCCGCACATACCGGTGTCCATTGATCGTGATTTCCGTAATCTCTGCCGGCTGGGCCGCACTGGTGTGCGTAAAGTGATCGAATTTGGGCACATTTGCCATGTTATGACATCCTTCGCAAACTTGGGGACCGTAACTATATGGTAATGTGCAATTACAGGCTTTCACGGGTTCTCCTCGCCCAGGTAGCTAACGGAAATCGACACGGTTGTGGCCGGCAACAGTGCCAGCAGGGCCATCAACGCCGCCAGCACGCCGTCTGCCACGTAACTGCGCACGCCCTGGAGACGTGTTTCGTCCGCGAGCCGGATGTCGTATCGGAACATGTGTCTCATGTCAGCCATTATGGGCCTTTCTGCTAGCTGCTAGCCTTTGCGCGATTTGTAGTGGGAGGAGGGATTCTGCGTATACCCTCAACGCCGCCGGAAGTAGCTGTAAATTTACGACGACGAACCTGGTCCCGCCGGATAACGGTGTGCATACCGGGCTTTTTCTCACCGACATGCTGGGCACCACCCCTGACCAGTCACGTTAGGCCCTGTCTCAGCCCATTTCCGTGCACTCCCGTCCGGATAATGCGTAATGCGATTGTTTGGTTTTAAGGGGCACAACCGCAAAAAGCCCGGACTCAATCCCTACTTTAATTATACCATGTATTTTGCACTTTGTCAAGCCCCAAAATTCGCGCATATTCCGGCGACAATACGGCATTTTGCGCAGTGTGGTGGTGAAAAGTGCTGGCAAAATACCCGTTTCGTGAACAAATGTGCGTAAGTGTATACGTTTTGCCACTAGCTGCTAGCTTTTGCGGGCCGAGGGGGTGCGGGATTGGGGCTAGCCCGCTAGCAAAATGCGATTTTTGGTTTTGGGCTGGTTTCCAGCCAGCTATTCCTAGGGCGAGACGCTAGCCCGCAGGCCCCGTGGGGGCCATCTGCAAAATTTCGCAACTGCTAGCCCACTAGACTGCTAGCATGCAGCCACCATTGCACGCGCATGCATGCACGCTAGCAGGCTAGCAGTTTAGCAGTTGCGCAACTAGTTCCTTGCCCGCTAGCCTGGGGTATGGTCAATGGGTCATGCATGCATGCAGGCTAGCAGTCTAGCTATTTTATAGGCTAGCATACTAGATACTAGCTACCCAATTATACTAGCTAGCTAGCAACTAGCCACTAGCCTATATCAACTAGCTATTATATGCATATATTATTAGTTATTATATAGTTTTATTCATATACTATATGATATACATGTGTACATATAGCTAGTAATCTAGCTAACTATTTGCTAGTATGCTATACCTATATACCAATGGGCCATGGTGCTAGCTATTGCGCCCATGCCCGCTAGTCGCTAGCCTGGCATGATACTTGCGCCATTGCAAATCGTGCTCGCACATTGCGAATTACATGTTATTCTGCAATGGTCCCCAGGATATCACTTGACACTATACGCTATTGTATGCTATACTAGGGTACAATTGGCAATTGGCATGGGTCTGGCATGGTCCGGGATCAGAATCGACACTAGACCGCTAGCAGAAAGGCAACATCATGACTCGCGAATTCCAGGAAGCACTTGCACGCGGCAAGACAGCACCGACAGTCACCGATGATCCCTGGACCGCTGGTCTGGAATCGCAGGTTCCGACCGGTCCCCAGTATTCCCGCGTCACGTGGTCAGTCACTCGTACCAAGCGGGATACTCCGTCACGCGGTTGCCGTAGTCGCGTCACTCGCAAACGCGGTTCGCACCTATTCTCACTTAGAGCGCACCCTACCGAGAGGACATGGTAGCATGAAAACCGGACAAGCTTACATGGATATTCTCGCAGAGATCAAGCAATGGGGCGAAATGCAGGAAACACTCGAAGACATGTTGCACGATGCAATCACCCATGGGGTAAACCAAGAAATGGTCGACCGCGCAACCGATGAACTAGCAATGATTAACGCGGAAATAGACCGATTGGCACAGTCATTGCACGAGTGAAAGGTAGACCAATGAAAGCAGCAATTAGGACAGCATTAATCCTGCTAGGTGTCGCCATAGCGTGCAGCCTGGCACCAGAGAAGCAGCCAAAAAAGGCGATGATCGAACCGTGCCCGACATACATACAAGACAGGCTAGACCGTATCAGCAAACACATGCAGGCTTATTACGACAGCCTGCGAGCGGAAGGGAAGTCACCATGAGAAAGGCAGAACTAATTACTAGCTTGACAGCACTAGGTACGTGGTTTATACTGGTAGGGTGGATTAGCTTGGACCTTGCAGCTAGGATGGTACAGCAATGAAAATTAAGCAACTCTGGTCCTTGGTTGGCGGTCTGTCGTCACCTAGCAAGATGCCCAAACATGGATGGGGTATCAGTGCTGCAAAATGCAAGCGCGGAAGTGCATTGCGCAAGATACCCGGCAGCGTATGCTCCGAGTGCTTCGCGTGCAAAGGCAGATACCTGTTCGAAAACGTGCAGAATGCACATGATACCAGGCTAAATGCATACTGCGAGGATCCGGAAGCCTGGCGAGATAACATGACTGAATTGCTAAACAAGAAAGATACCAAAGGATACTTCCGCTGGTTCGATAGCGGAGATGTGCAAAGCGTACAGATGTTAGAACACATCGGGCAGATTGCAGCAGCGACACCAGGCATAATGCACTGGCTACCGACAAAGGAAATAAGTATCGTAAACCGTTTGAGGAGAACAGGTTGGAAGTGTCCAAACAATTTAGTTATTCGATTGAGTGCCGATATGATCGGACAGGTACGCAACCACGAGTTGCCGACATCCAGCGTATCGGCAGAACATGGCCATCTCTGCCCGGCAAGTCGCGGAGATGTTAGTTGTGAGCAGGCAGGATGCTATGCTTGCTGGGATAGAACAGTCAAGAATGTGGACTATGCACTACACTAAACAGGAGGTATACAAATGTTGAACAAGCGAGAGAACCTGGAGCCTGCATTGGTGGACGCCCACAAGCGTACGCTGATGGTCATGAAAGACAGCGGATTCCCTGAGCCGTGTAGGTTCGACGTAATTCAGGACAGCCAAGGCTACCATGTCGGAGCAGTCTCCGGCAGGTACAAACTAATTCGGAATGCGGACCTGATTGGTGCCATCGACCTGGCCAGTGATTCGCTGGACGTGCCGTTGACAGTGGGGCAGTGCCGATACCAGAACGGCAGGACCAGCCTGGAATTCACGCTGCCCGACACGTACCGAGTGACGGGGGATCCGTCCGACATCAAGCCCTTGATCCGGATCGGCAACGATTACGGTGGGGGTGGAGCCTTGACTGGTGCGGCTGGCGTCTACCGCCTGGTGTGCACCAACGGAATGATGATCGGCAAGGTAGAAACTTATACTACACTGCGCCACGTGGGAGAGATTGACTTGTACGAGTTTACGTACGGACTGGTGAATGGGCTGGTCAAGCGAGCACAGGTACACAAGATCATAGCTGAGTCAACACAAGACATGCCCTTTGAATGGGCAATCAAGCAGGTTGAAGGCGAGCGAGTGGACCCGAGATTGCTGGACAATGCACAGTTGCTGAACACCATCGCGGAGAACACGCCGCCACGATATCACCAGCCTCTCCGGGATGCCATCACGCGCAACCGAGAGGACATCGGACGTACAGTGTGGGCACTGTTGCAATCAATCAGCGAGGTCAGCACGCATAACATGCGCGGCTGGGCAGCGCAGAACTGGCAGCGACGTGAGACCAACCGAGTGCTGGAACACGTCAACATCGCCGTGGAAGTTTAGCCTTTCGCTTTGAGACAAACGGTGGCCGGGCTGTGGCGTAACAGCCTGGTCACCAGAAAGGACTGACATGCACAAGCCACGCATGATTGACCATGAGTGGACCGCATTAATTCAAGATGACGTAGACACGCTGCTAACAAATGCTGGCTTGGCATTGCCGAGAGGGTGGCGTGTATACGTAACGCGGGCACGGCGCGGACAATGTGCTTTGTATTACAAGTACGCACGCATCCCAACATGGGTGTTTGATCACGATGATTCGGAATATTACTTGTACTATTTAGCACATGAACTGGCACACATCTACGCCGGACGGCGAGTGTGTCACGGTACAGAGTTTATGCAATGGTTCAAGAACATTTGTCCGCCACACCTGTGGCATCATGAGCTTGGGTACAAGCCTAGGCTGGCCACAGCGGCAGGCATACGAAAGGAACAGTCATGATAGGCATGGGACCAGAACAAGGCGCACCCGAAGGCTACTTCAGTGGCTGGGTACAGTGCGGCATGTGTGGATATGACACACCATACAGTGAGACATGGGGGCACTACAAATACGGAGACATCTGCGAGTACTGCAAGCAGTTGCTGGACGAGTGGGAGGTGGATGATGACGCAAGCAAATAAGCGACGAGCCGACAGGCTGGAACTGATCATTCGTAACCATCCGTACTACAAGCATGGGGTGCCAGAACTGTGGGACATGACAATCATGGAGTTGTTGGCCGACATCATGCACTGGTGCGACCAGCACAAAATAGACGTCAAGCTAGCTTGGATTGCAGCCCAAGTGCGCTTTGATCAGGAGAAACACAATCCGTTCGACCAGGGGTATGACTTACTGGAGAGGAGGCGGTAATGCCACGCGCAGTGATTGACATTGAATACGAGGATGGGCGAGTGCGACTTTCTGCACATCACCCTGACCGAGACATTGAGTCCAGCACATTCATTGATTTGCCTGTGGACAATCACGACTTGGCGCAGGCCATGGATTGGCTGGCTAAAGAGATCGACGACCTAGTAGGCCGTCCGTTCGGAGCATGGACTAGCACACAAATAGGCCGGTACGTGAACAGTGGGGGTAGTAGCTGTCCACACTGCGGATCAGCAGCGTTGCAGAGAGACAACGCATCTGGCAACGACCTGCGACAGGATCCAGAAGTACCGTTCGTGCGCGTAGCTGTACAATGCTTAGACTGTCGACGCACGTGGATCGATTTGTATAAGCTAACAAATGTTCACCCTATCTACAAGAAGGACGGCAAGTGAAAACAGCACTGGTCAAACTACCGGGGCGCAAGTCCGGGTACGCCTGTAAGATATTCATCGGCGGCAGGCACGTAGCAACAGTAGCACACCCGACCAGGCACGGCCAGGACGGGGCACGAGAAGCAGCGTACATGTGGGACAAAACATGGCGCAAACGATTGGGGATGAAATGACACTCGACCCAAAATTGAAAGACCTGGAGTACCAGACGTACCAGGAAATCCTGGCGATCAAGAACGAAACCATTATGATGCTGAAAGAGCGTATTGAGTTGCAGATACAGACCATTGAGACACAGGAAAAGACCATTCAG